TCAGAAATGTCACTAGGGGGGTTTACTTTTACATTAAAGTGTGTTATAATATACCTATATCACATAAGGAGTAAAGTATGGTAAGTAAAGCATTAGAAAAGGCCAGAGTAAAAGGCCGTAAAAACAGAGTCACGATTGATGACAAATATATGGGCCCTGAGCCGTGGTGGGATGAGAAAAACCCTTCTACTGCAGCAAGTTGGTCACAAGGGGCACATTGGTATAACTACTTCAGTAAACCAAAAGATTATGTTCCGTATGTACTGAAATATGCAGAAGAAGTACATAAATTTGATAAGAAACAAATTTCCGCAATTAATGCTCTACCAGATTGGAAGATTAATGCAGGTGTTAATTCAGTTGCAAGATTGCACTTCAGAGGTTTTGTGCACGAAGAATCTCTACACGAAAGATGCCTTATTAAACTCAAAGAAAAAGTCGAAGAAGGTAAACTACTAGTAGTAGAAAAGAAAGAAACCAAAAAGAATGCACCACCTGTTATCAGTCCTGCACAAAGGGCATATATGAACATGATGGAGACTATTCATGCTGATTGGGATGAAATTGTAGTCGATAGCTGGATGGATGGAAACTTTAAACCAGACTTTAATGTATATGAACTATGGAAAAAACATGGCCTTAAAGGTAATGTAATTAATGCATTTAAAGAGAAAGTCCAGTTTGAATATGATACAGTATCGGATGCGTATTATAAGAAGTGCGATCAAGCTATAGAGGCGTATTCACACATTACACCAAGACGTCAGAAGAAGATGTTAAATCTCATGGATTCAATCTTTGCTGATCTTAATAAATTAAAAGATAGTTTCAAGGCAGTTAGAATGCCTAGAGCTAAGAAACCAAAGTCAACTGATGCCCAAGTCGCAAGATTACAATACTTGCAGGAGGATGTCAAATCTAAGGTAACATCAATCAATCCGGTATTAATACCAACTAAGGAAAGGTTATGGGTGTATAACACTAAGAACAAAGTGTTAACACAGTATGTTACTACTGCCACGAGTGGTTTTGAAATTAGTGGTACTACCATTAAGAACTTTGAACCCACTCTGTCCAAGACATCTAGGTTAAGAAAACCAGAGGATGTATTACCTGAGGTGTTGAAACTAACCCCTAAACAAATTGAGAAGAGAGTTTGGGATAAATTAACAACTAAGATAGGTAGTCCAAACGGTCGTATTAATAAAGACTGTGTACTACTTAGGGTAATGTAAGGACGAAATGATTGAACAAAAAATTATGACAAGAAAAAGATTTTCTACTGCCGTTGAGAGTATGGTATCAGAAAGTAAAGGAGTATCTTATATAGAGGCAGCTGCTTCTATTATAGAAGAACGAGGGATGGATTTTAAAAGTTTAAATAGACTTTTATCTGACTCCCTTAAACAAAAAATCGAGGCGGAAGCTGTAGATTTAAACCTGCTTAGAACTAAGCAAACAAATAAATTACCAATATAGGAGAATATTATGAGTAATGTGAATATACCAACATCCGATGCGGATAAGAAGCGTATCAAAGATTGTGTTATTGAGATCAGTAATGCAAAAACTATGATGGACGCACAACGTGACTTTATTAAAGACGCGATTAATTCTTGTGTAGAAGATGTAGAAGTGGATAAGAAACATCTGCGTAAGATGGCAGATATCTACCATAAACAAAATCTGCTAGAAGTAGTAGGTGCGGTTGAAGATGTTGAAGCCCTATACGAGAGTGTAATGGCGTAATGACTGATCCGTTTGACTCTTATAAACTATATAATGCATTGAAACTTCATTTTGAAACAGATGGGTATGATGCAATCAAGTATAATTATAAATCAAATGTGTCACCGCAATCCTTTTTTAAGAGAAGGGATAAGTACTTCTTTGCTAAACTTGCGAAGAACTACGAGAAGGATTTATTAACATACTTTGTATCTAACTTTAAAAACGGAGTTGGTTACGTAGGTGATATGATTAATGAAGACGGAGAAAGAAATTATTTGGATCATAAGAGAATACAGGAATCAATACACCGTGTGTTTTCAATTGATATAAATAAACTTAATGAGCAAGGGGAGATGTTTGATAATCTCTTTAAGAGTGTAAACGGGCAGTTACCCTTGGTTATTAAGATATGGATGCAAGAGGAAATTAGTTTAGAGACTGTTGTTATTCTTAACTCTATATTTGGGTTTATTGGAAGAGAATCTGAAAAGATATCTGATACCATTATATGGCCAGATACTAAACGGAAAATTGAAAAGTATACCCCATTTGTAAATTATAATAAAGATAAATGCTTAAAGCTATTGACAAAAGTGTTTATTTGATGTATAATATACAGTATAATTATGAATAAAGTGAAATATAACAGAAACGGCTACACTAGAGTCGTAATACAACGCAATACGGAGATATAATATGTCATTTGCAAACCTTAAGAGCTCGCGAGGCTCGTCAATCGACAAACTCGTAAAAGCTGCGGAAGCAGTATCCACTAAAACAGATTCTAAATCATCTTATGGTGATGACAGATTCTGGAAACCAACCAGAGATAAAGCAGGAAACGGTTATGCTGTAGTCCGATTCTTACCGGCTAAAGAGGGTGAAGACCTTCCTTGGGTAAGATATTGGGATCACGGTTTTAAAGGTCCTACTGGTCTATGGTATATCGAAAATTCTTTAACTTCTATTGGTCAAGATGATCCAGTATCAGAGTCTAACTCTGTTCTATGGAACTCTGGTCGTGAAGAAGATAAGAATACCGCTAGAGACAGGAAAAGACGTTTACATTATGTAAGTAATGTCCTTGTAGTTTCTGATCCTAGTAATCCAGAGAACGAGGGTAAAGTATTTCTTTACAAGTTCGGTAAGAAAATCTTTGATAAGATTATGGAATCAATGCAGCCTGCATTTGAGGACGAAGAACCGATCAACCCTTATGACTTCTGGGAAGGTGCTGAATTTAAGATTAAAATCCGTAAAGTAGAAGGATGGGTTAACTATGATAAGTCAGAGTTTTCCAAACAATCTGCACTGTTCAGTGGTGATGAAGAAAGACTAGAAGATGTATATGGGAAACTATATTCTCTACAAGACTTTTTACAGCCTGAGAACTATAAGTCATATGATGAATTGAAATCTAAAATGAATAAAGTTTTAGGTATTGATGCGGGTGCTCCTTCTATGGACATGCCAGCGATGAATGTTGTTGAAGAATCCCCAATGGCCGCGACTGCTACTGCAGCTCCTGCCATGGCTGATGTCTCTACTACAAGTGATGATGAAGATGATACTTTGTCGTACTTCGCTAAACTGGCTAAAGAAAGCTAATAATAATTAGTACAATTCTTTGGGGAGACTTCGGTCTCCCTTTTTTTATCTAGTGGCCAGGGCTTCTTTAGTTTTATTTGTTTTAGGTGGTAGTATATTATAAGTTGCACCACCAACATTAGATGATGAATTATCTGCTACAGATGAGATTATTGGGCCTGATGCCACATTTGCTGCTCTTAATTCTACATTCTCTGCAGATATATTCATTAATTCTACACCTGTAGTATCACCTCTGGTAGATGCACTAGTTCCATCAGGCGTATCCATACTTAATATACCTTGGATTTTCTTAAAATTAGCAACTGCTTTATCTACATCATCTCCGAGATTAGCCAATCCGTCAGTCTCAAAGTTGATGCCTCTTTTTAATGTACCACCTTGGAGTATTGTTTCAAGTAGTCTGATATTATCATCCAAGTCAGTAATAGCATCACCCATCTCAATAGAAATTTCACCCATAGAAGACATTCTTTCAAATACATCTGCAAAAGAACTAAATGCATCTGCACCAGCTTGAATAGTATCTGCTTTTTCACCAACCTCAATCGCTTGTTCAATAGGACTTTTAGCGCCAGTAAAGAAACCTACAATAGAAGCACCGAGGTCAGATAGAGCAAGGACACCTTTACCACCTGCAAAGGCCGTCAGTCCAAGACCTAAAGATGTAAGAGCTCCAGTAGCAGCAAGTGTTCTTTCTTTATCTGCATTCTCACCTATGGTTAATAGTTTATCTACTTCTGATACGATTGAATCTGCAGAACTGGCAGCGTCACCTACTCCTGCAAAGAATGAACCCACACCGAATGCCGCAAGACCTGTGCCTAATGTTCCAAGTGCACCAGTTGTTTTTGCCACATCACCGAATGATAAGTCTGCAATACTAAGTAGAGTGGTAATATTACTTACAATGTTTTCAGCCCAATTACCACCGCCTGAGAATTTCTCAATAGCTT